CGCCCTGTTAAGCCAATCTGGCTCAAGCTATTATTAAAACTCACATTAAGGTAGTGAGAGTATTGTGTTTTTAATCAGCTCGGTAACCCTTAGGTCGTTTAGGCACCTTACCGATAAAGTCAACTGATTTTATGTCCTCAAAGTTATAATCATCATGTTTCTTGGTACCCCTAACCCTCTCCTTAAATGGCAAGGTATGTGTAGGGGGAAACTCAAGAACATTAGTGCTAAGAAATTCTGTGATTTCACTTATCTCAACGAAGGACAGATCAAACAACATGCACAACTCAACCATGCAGCAATTGGTGTCAATCTCCAATTTGCTGCTAGGGTGCTGTTTGAACTCATTACCTAGGCCATAGGAGATCTTATCCACTACCAAGGTATTGACTTTTAAATTATTTTTATTGCAAGACATCAAAAACTTTCCCAAATCTGAGTACAATGGTATACCGTCATACACGGTATTGTACATAAATCCCAAACTCCCATAATAAGTATCTAGAGAATTAGTGAACTTAGGATTTATCATATTTGGTACAGAGTTCAACAACTTATGGAAATTCTGGACTTGATAAAAGACACCTGGCCTAATTTGCATAAACTTGCCAGAACAAAACTCCACATCGTGGTAATCATGTCTAACAATCAATTTTGCATCAAAGCCAAAATCTAAAAATGTATCCCTAGGGTTTGCACCCAAAGGAACTTTTATCACGCCATCATCTCCATCGACAATGAACTCACCTTCACCATAACCGTTAATAATCTCGAAATACCGACAAGCGACCCAATTTAAAATGGTGTTTAGGAGTCCAGTATGAGCGTCACCTGACGCCATCATCCCAAAATATTTAAACATCAACCCGTTGAGCGTGTGTCCCTGTTTAGTGTGAGATAACTCGAACAACTTAAGGATACGCTGATCATCAGGATAAAAATGCTTCAATATTGGGACAAATGTTAAATCATACAAAGGGACTCTTTGGGTAGACTCAAACTTGGAATAGTCATTTTCCAAGAGCCAAGCACCCAACAAACGGGAAAACTTGGCACCTCTTTCAAGGTAATTGCAGCCTTTAGCAACTTGTGGTAAGCAAACTAATGCTCTTTCAAGTGGTATAGTGTATAGCGAGAACAAAGTTGTGAACTTTGGATCCCGAGAATAAACCAATCTTGGTGGTTTATCCTCGAAATATTTCTCATTTTTGACGAAAGGAGTCACACGGGAATCTAAATTGACATTAAATCCGTCTTCGAGCAGTTTGTCTACTGCTGTTAGGTACCTTTGCCCTAATGCTCCTTTCTTGCCATCCATGAATTCATCATAGGTAATTTTGCCATCAAAGTGTGGTTCCATAGCTTTTATTAAATCATTGACAGCAGTTGTTAACACTGATTTATTAAGCTGTAGTTTTGGCGTTTTCTTCAAATATCTGTTCCTGAGACCTAGTTCTTCATTACCCAAGCAATTGGTGTGAACAATTGGTTTGATTAGATCTCGAAATGGAAAATTGAAAGCTGATGTAAAAGAACCTTTCTTACACAGCAAACGCTTTCGCTCTACGACGTTGTTCGATAATTTGGCACACTTCCAAGAAGCGATCTCCTCAAGATGACAAGGATGATTGCAAGTGGTGGGTACCAAAATAGGGTTTGACTTATAGATATTGTTAGACAAACCAGCAAACTTAACGCAAG